AAAGAGCGGCCATGCGTGGAGAGCCGATGTCGGATAGTTTGGATTTTATTGATGCAGTAATGTATCAGGGTTTGGCAGCATTATATTTTAGATTTTTTCAAAAGGCGATTACGCAGGAACAAGGACAAATTGAAAAAAAGCACCTGATGAGAAAGTACACAGTAGAACGGAATTTGAAATCGTATGAAGATATTATGTACCGTTGGAACAGCGATTTAAGAAAAGCAGTTGAAGCCGCCCAAAACGCCTACCGAAAAAACCGCACATTGGAGAACGCCGACAGGTTGAGTGCGGCGCTGGATGGGAGGCTGTGATGAATACATACATTACGAACCATATGGACGATATTAAGCGTGCCCTGCTGGGCGACAAAGAGGCGGCCAGACGGCTGACGGAGGCGGGGGTGCTGCTGCCGTGTCCAGGGTGCAGAGGTGAGGACGCGAAGCACAGGGCCGTGATGGCATGTGTAATGATTGAATGCCCATGTGGGTTTATGGCGGCGGGGTACGATTTGGAAGAAGCACGGCAGATATGGAACACCCGCGCGCCGATTCTGAGCGCGGAGGAGATGGAGATGCTGGATGAAGCTACTTGAATTATTTGCAGGAACACGCTCTGTAAGTAAGGCGTTTGAAAAGAGAGGCCATCAGACGTATAGCATAGAGTGGGACAAGTCATTCCCGGATATCAGCCTTTATGCAGATGTACTGACTGTGACGGCAGACCAGATCCTGCGAGACTTTGGGCGACCAGATGTGATATGGGCGAGTCCAGATTGCAGTACATACAGTATCGCAGCGATCTCCCATCACCGAAGGAAAGAAGAAAACGGAAACCTTGCTGCGGTCAGCGATTACGCAAAGTTCTGCGACCGAGTAAACCTTCACGTTCATGGGCTTATCATGACACTCTCGCCTCGTCTTTGGTTTATAGAAAACCCAAGGGGCGGGATGCGAAAGATGGAGTGGATGCAGGGTCTGCCGAGATACACTGTCACTTACTGCCAATATGGAGATACTCGAATGAAACCTACCGATATCTGGAGCAACTATCCAGACCCCCAATTTAAGCCTCCATGCCACAATGGAGACCCTTGCCATATAAGCGCACCACGAGGTGCAAAAACTGGGACACAGGGTCTAAAAGGGGGCCGGGAGCGTGCAGTGATACCAGAAGCACTTTGCGACCACATTGTTGATATATGTGAGATGGAGATGCTGGAGGCGCTGAAAGATGCGGATTGAGCGCAAACGGTATGTAGTTATGCGACGGAACCGAACCGAGGTTTGGTGTGGCCTTTCCAAACATTTTAGTTTTCGCCCGATTACAGAAGTGAAAGATGTTTCTGTCAAGACATATCGCTCTGAAGCACAAGCCAGAAGCGGATGTTCTTCATGGGACAGAGATTTTGAGGTCGTTCCAGTAATCGAGATGATTGCGACTGAGGAGGCGCTGAAAGATGGCAAGGGCGATTAAGCAAGGACAGCATATTTTTATAGCGTTCCAAGATGGGGAAGCTGTTCTGGATAGTCAACTTCGTCCCAGAATGTACAAAAGCAGGGAGCAGTTTGAGAAATCATTCCCTGCATGGCGAGATGGCAAAGCGGAGCTTGTTGAGTATGCGCCCACCCTCACCCCGCCGAACGAGTGGGTGAGCGTGGAGGAAAGACTGCCAGAAAAGAAGCAGGATGTGCTCATGCTCTTTAAGAGCGGGAACATGGCGGTTGGTTGGTGGCATGATGTAGATGAGCACGTCACATTTTGGTGTGCTTATACAGATGACGGATTTTACACTGATTGCGACGATATGCCGGTATACTGGATGCCCCTCCCCGCGCCGCCTGACCGCCGCCCGCCGGAGGGAGAGGAGGAACCGTGATGGACATTGAAAAGCTGATTGAGCGCCTGAAAGCAAAAGATTTTGAAAGGGATTATGATTGTACCCCGTTTGAATGCGGCGTATTTGGCCTGTTGGATGACGCCGCCACCGCCCTCTCCACGTTCCAGGCCGAAAACGAGAGACTGAAAAACAAATTGTCCGAATTGGCACACTTGCCGTTTGACAAGCCTGGAATCGGAGAGCGAACAAAGCTGATGGTCGAAAATGCAGAACTGCGGGCCGAACTGGAGCAGGTGAAGCGGGAGAGGGATGCGGCAATACATGACATGCGACAATTCTCGATTGATTGGTGGGAATCTGCCAATGGATTTCCTTGTATGTACTGTAAATACCAACTTTCGGATGGGAATTGCAAATGGAAAATGGAACATAAAGGCGAAAAAGATGGGTGCTTTGCCCGTCAGTTTAAATGGCGCGGCCCGGAGGAGGGATGAGCATGGAGAGGCTAACAGAGAAACGACAAGGGCAGTGGGTTATTCCGTTGCGACAGGATGGAAGCCATCGGTGGTCATTGTGTTCGGCTGGGATGGGCGCAGCATCGACAGAAGAATACGAGGCCGCACTGGAGGGGATGAAGAATGGCTGAGTACATCGAAAAGGAAACAGCACTAGAGATTGTGAAGCGAACCAGCGGAGACTATGCCGCCGCATTTTCCGAAATAGCGCATCTCCCCGCCGCCGCCGTTGCGGAGGTGAGGCACGGGCGGTGGTTTTTCAAGTACCCGAATGGTTGGGCCTGTTCCCGATGTGGTGAATGGGGCTTGATGATTGACAACCGGGGTATTTACAAATCAAGCTACTGCCCCAACTGCGGCGCTCGCATGGACAAGGAGGACGAGCATGAGGCTGGGTGATGTAGACAAACTGCTTTACCATAAGAGAAAGGTTATGTTTTTTGGATTGGGCCAAGATGATGAGTGCTGGGGGTTCGCTGTGCCTGTGGAAGAAATTGATAAGGCTCCCACTATTGATGCCGTTCCTGTGGTCAGGTGCGCCCGATGCAGGCACGGCGAAGCATTCAAAACCTTCCCCGGCGGGATATTCTGCCCGTACATCAAGGATACGGTCCCGCCAGATGGATATTGCTACATGGGGGAGGAAAACACCTATGACTAAGTGCTGCGCCACCTGCGCCTGGTACGAGGACTTCCAGGGCGTGTGCTTCAACGGGGATTCGCCGTACTGCGCCGACTTCACGGAGCCGAATCAGCGGTGCAGGGAGTGGGAGAGGAAGGAGGCAGACCATGATAAACACCCATCCGACCCGCTGTAATATCTGCGGCGGGCGTGTGACCTACGGCTCAAATGCCCGGGTGTATGGCCGGGAGTATGGGAGCGGCTACTGCTACCTCTGCGAAACGTGCGGGGCCTATGTGGGTACGCATAAGCCACGCCCACGGGAAGCCCTTGGACTGCTGGCTGATGAACCCATGAGAACAGGAAAGAAGCTGTGCCACGCTCTTTTTGACCCACTCTGGCAGGGAAAACCAAAGGCCCACAAGAAGAGAAATGACCTCTACTGCTGGCTGGCCCATGAAATGGAGATACCCGTTGAGGATTGCCACTTCGGATACTTTGACATCGGCCAACTTCGGCGGGCGTACATCATCCTGCAAGGAATACAGAGAAAACAGATGCGATATGACAACTGCGGGAGAATCTATTTTGAGGAGCCGAACATGACTGATCTGATGTTTGTCGATGCCGAGTGCCCTAACTGCGGTGGGAACTGCGGAAATGGAGGATACGGAAATACCTTTTATTGCCCCTCCTGTGGATGGAAGGGGAAAATTGAGATGCGCCCTGACGATATAAAGGCTCTTGATGAGATTTTCCGAGGACACATGGAAAAGAACAAGGAGGTCAATCATGAGCAGTGAACTATGGCTTGGCTATGTGGCCGGTGCGCTGACATTCGGCTGGCTTTTGCCATGGATTGGGAGGAAGATTAAATGAAGTTTCGGAGTAAGACGGGGGAAGTGTATATCGGGATTTTGGAGGCTATGGATTATTATTGCGACAGCAAAGAAGACTGTAATGATTGTGCACTTCGAGAACCGGTCAAAAGCTATCAAAAACAGAAAAACCCGTGTTATGCGTATGTTGCAGACAATCCCCACGAAGCCGCCCGCCTGATGGGGTTCGAGGTGGTGGAGGATGAACAATTTCGTGAGGTCACGAAAATGATGAAGGAGGCCAACATGGACAAGCCGAGAATTTGTGATGTGCTAGGGGTTAACGTGGACGAGGAATTTGAATTTGATTTTGATAGCAATCAGGTAAGCAGAGGAACGATGAAAATCGGCGCGGATGGATTACGGTACTACAAGGACAAAAAAGATTGGTTCCAATGTTGGAATGAAAAGGACTTAATATATATTATCAACCACCCCGACCGCATCATCCGCAAGCCCCGCTTCACCCAGCAGGAGGTGGAGAGGGCGAAGGCTATCAAGACACTGTGGCCATGTGCAAAAGCGATTGTGAAAGCCGAATCTGGGGCCATTTCTGTTGTTGGTGCGACGATAGAGCTAAACGTAGACCATTTCCCCTCCCTCCACCCCGGCAAAACCGTCACCCTTGACGAAATCATCGGAGGTGCGGAATGAGCCTACATAAACTTCCAAACGGAGAGAAAGTAGAGTTTGTGAGCACAGAAAATAAGGACTTTAATTTGCTTGGCGACCAGCAAGCCAAAGCAGACTCAGGAAAGCCTCGCCCCACGCTTACTCCCGTCAGTCTAATCGACGCTGTAACGGCGGTCCGCATGTACGGGAACGAAAAGTATCACGACCCGGAGAACTGGCGGCAGGTGGAGCCGCAGCGTTACCGGGATGCGCTCTACCGGCACTGGCTAGCCTATCTCAAGGGGGAGAAGTGCGATCAGGAGAGCGGCCTTCCGCACCTGTGGCATTTGGCTACAAACGCGGCGTTTTTGATTGAGATGGAGGGCTCCATCCACGACGGGGAGGGCGGACATTGAAGCCAAATGCTTTGATATCCAAGATAGAGGCCAAGTATAACGCCCTTTTCCATTTGAAAATGGACATGCTGATGCAGATGGGACAAGATGCTGCCATGATTGCCGCTCACGAGGTCCTCCAGCTTGGCCCCGGTAGGTCTGAGGCTTTCTGCACCGCATACATAGAAGCTATGAACGGTATGGCACGGATGGTCTGTGAGGATCAGCAGGACGATGGTGAGTTCGTCTATGCCAAAGCAAAGATTGACGAGCAGATCAGGGCCATTGTTGGAGATGACCTGTTTAAACCCTGGGAGGAGAGATATGGTCGAAATCTGTAACAAGGAGAAAACCTGCGTCTACTGGCGAGGTATCAATAATTCCAAGGATGCGCCCTTTTGCAACCATCTATTAGATACCGGATGCCGTAGAGTGGGAGACGTGGACCACTGTGAATCCAAGGAAATAGGAAAGCGGAGAAAAAGAGTATCCTTTGACTGCCCTCTGGAACAGCAGGGATTATAAGGATGGTGATAGGATGGACGAGTTTCCAGAGCGGCTAAGAAGGTTAAGGGAGTCTATGAGGCCGGTCAGGAGCATGACGGTTACATCACAGCTAATGGGGTTAAGCCCTGATGCATTACGAAAATATGAGAGAGGGGAAGTGGAGCCAAAAATGACAGCCCTAAAGCTGATTGCGGCATATTATCACATTAGCCTCGATGAACTCTGCAAAATGGAGGAAGAGTAAGCCCTAAACTTTCATAATCTCATAGAAAATATTGCAAATTCATAAAGTTTTATGAGTGAGCAGAAATATGTATGCCACAATGGGAGTGTGGGAGCGTATGCCCCTGCGCTCCCATTCGCTTCTTCTATTTCCTCCTCAACCCCGGCGCTTGCCGGTGTACATACGCCGCACGGCAGAACCAGCCCAAGAATCCGGGCCGGAGGGCCTCGCCCTCCATGCGGCAACATCGCCCTTTACGGGCATTAGACAATGTGCTCCAAAGGCCAAGGAGCTGACTGTGGAAAGACACTATACTGGCGAATCGGGGTCGCGTATCTTGCCAGTGAAATCACCAGCGGCCTGCCAGTAAGCCATAGCTGGCCGACTCCGGGTAGAATGGCAGCCTTTGAGAGTCAAAACCGCGCTATCCCGCTGAAAACTGCCGTGTTTGCCTGTGCACGGGCCTCCCAATACGGCGTGACAATCTAAGCGGGAAAGCGCACATACGCCGCTCCTCGCCGCATGAGGCGGGCGGTGGCACCATTGAGCAGGCAGTGAATAAGAGTAGGCATCAAGGAAGAACAGACCGCTTGAGCCGAAGCCGCTGACGTAGAGGTCTGGTGAGGTCAGCAATGCTCAAACAGGCCCGCGGAAGGGGTATATATGCCGTGCCTCGTTGCGGGAGATGGGGGCGGGACAGAAAGGTGGTGAGCCCATTGTGGCGAAAGGCAAATATCAACGGTGGCTGGAGCCGGATGGGCTTTTGCTGCTTGAAGGATGGGCACGAGACGGGCTGACAGATGAACAGATCGCCCACAATATGGGGATTACTGCAAAAACATTATATGAGTGGAAAAATGCTCATAGTGAGATTTGTGAGGCCCTAAAAAAAGGAAAAGAAGTCGTAGACTACCAGGTTGAAAACGCTCTGCTGGCATCTGCATTGGATGGTAACACCACAGCACAGATTTTTTGGCTGAAGAACCGAAGACCGGACAGGTGGAGGGACAAGCCCATCGAAAAAACAAGTGAGGATATGGAAGTCAAGGTGGTCATAGATGTCTGAGGTGCGCTTATCTACTGTACTTGGTCCCGCATTTCATTTGCTGGCCCGTGATGTATTTCAGCACGGACATACACACTACGACCTGTCTGGTGGCCGAGGCTCACTGAAATCCTCCTGTGTGTCCTTACTAGTTCCGCTGCTGCTGATAAACAACCCAGGGACTCACGCCCTTGTGCTCCGAAAGGTAGCTAATACGATTCGAGACAGTGTATACGCACAATATCTCTGGGGCATTGGAGAGCTTGGAATGGCAGCATACTGGGATGCAAAGGTGCAGCCTATGGAACTGATTTATAGGCCAACCGGCCAGAAAATTATGTTCCGGGGCGCGGATGATCCCATGAAAATCAAGTCTATCAAGGTTCCCTTTGGCTATATCGCCGTCACCCATTTTGAGGAGAAAGATCAGTTCGCTGGTCGGGCTGAGATCCGAACTATACTGCAATCTACCATGCGAGGTGGGTCGAAGTTCTGGAATTTTGAAAGCTATAACCCGCCAATCAGCCGGGATAACTGGGCCAACAAGGACAGTTTGGAGGAGCGGGTGGACAGGCTGTGCCACAAGAGTACATACCTTGAGGCCCCGCCAGAGTGGCTGGGAGCGCAGTTCCTGGCGGAAGCCGAGCACCTGAAAGCCACAGATGAGCGGGCGTACCGTCATGAATATCTAGGTGAAGCTGTTGGAACTGGCGGGAACGTATTCGAAAACCTTGAGCTGCGGGAGATCACAGACAAAGAGATTGCGTCTTTTGACAAGATTTATCAAGGTGTGGACTGGGGATGGTTTCCTGACCCCTTTGCCTTTATCCGCCTCCACTATGATCGGGCCAGAGAGGCGATTTATCTGATGGACGAGATATACCAAAATAAGCTGACCAACGAGGCGAGCGGGAAGTTGATTCTTTCCAAAGGGTACAAGGACGCTTACATTACCTGCGACAGCGCAGAGCCTAAATCATCAGCAGACTACCGGGCGATGGGGCTCCCAGCCAAAGAAGCAATTAAAGGCTCTGGGAGTGTAGAGTACGGCATGAAGTGGCTCCAGAGGCGGAAGATTGTCATTGACCGCAGAAGAACGCCAAATGCATACAACGAGTTTGTGAATTATGAGTATGAGCGAAATAAGGACGGAGAAATTATCAGCGGTTATCCTGATGAGAACAATCACCTGATTGACGCTACTAGATATGCCCTGGAGAGAGTATTCCGAAGGATGGGAATAACGGCATGAATATTACAGAAAAACTGAAAGAGCTTGGTTACTCCACGGTGCCGGAGGAGTTTTACACAAAAGTGCAGGAGTGGAAGTCCTGGTATGTGGGCGACGTAAAGGGATTCCACAGGTACAAGGTCCACAACGGGGCTAGTGTGGTTCGGTGCAAGCGGTACACTCTCAATATGGGCAAGAAAATCCCGGAGGATTGGGCGAACCTACTTATGAACGAGCGGGTTGAAATCACTCTGGAGGGCCAGCGGGAGCAGGACTTCATTGACCGTGTGTTCACCGAAAACAATTTCCTGGTCAAAGCAAACGAGATGCAGGAAAAGGCGTTTGCCCTTGGAACAGTAGCCTTTATCCCCAGGGTTGTGGGCATGGAGGCCACGGAAGAAGGGCCTGTCCCCGGAAGCGCCGACGGAATTGTGATGGACTATGTGACCGTAGAGCACATTTGGCCGCTGGCATGGCGGAATGGAATCATTACGGAGTGCGCTTTTGACAGCATCGTTACCATCAATGGAGAGGACTACTGCTACCTCCAGATCCATCACAAGGTCAACGGCCTGTACGACATTGAGAACCGGCTCTACCGATACCGGAACAAAAATGTGGATGCGGAAGTTTTACTGGCTGATGTGTCGGGCTTTGAGCGGGTTCCACAGGTGGTACATACTGGGTCGGACCGTCGGCAGTTTGTCATTGACCGGCCCAACATCGCCAACAACTACGACGATAATATTCCTCTTGGCATCTCTGTGTTTGCCAACGCCATCGACGTGCTCAAGGGCGTGGACGTGGCTTATGACAGCTATGTAAACGAGTTCATCCTGGGGAAAAAGCGTATCATGGTAAAGCCATCAGCTACAAAGGACATGGATGGAGAGCCGTTTTTCGACCCAGACGACCTGACATATTATGTGCTCCCGGAGGATACGGACAATAACGGGATCATCACCCCCATCGATATGACCCTTCGGACGCAGGAGCACAATACAGGAATCCAGGACCAGCTCAATTTGCTGTCCAGCAAGTGCGGCTTCGGAGAGAATCATTACAGATTCGACCAGGGTAGCGTGGCCACAGCGACGCAGGTCATCAGCGAAAACAGCACCATGTTCCGTACGATCAAGAAACATGAAATCATTCTGGAGCAGGTATTGACCGAGCTGTGCCGGATCATTCTCCGCCTGGGAAACACGGCCATGAATGCCGGACTGAATGAGGACGTGGAGATTTCCATTGACTTTGATGACTCCATCATCGAGGACAAGCAGTCTGATTTTGCCAGGGATATGCAGCTTCTGAACGCCGGTATCATGAATGACTGGGAGTTCCGGTCTAAGTGGATGAACGAGGACGAGGCCACGGCAAAGAAGATGCTTCCAAAGATGGAGGATATGACTACGGAACCGCAGAATGAGGTGGAATAAATGAAATACAAGAAAAAGCCTGTTGAAATCGAAGCATTCCAATATGACGGAGATTTGATGGACTCAAATGGAAAGTATTATGTGCCTGATTGGGCCGTGAACGCATTTGAAAATCATGTAATGTTTTACGATTCTTTAGCTAGTGGTTTTCCGCCTTGTGAGCTGTTCATAAACACATTAGAAGGAGTTCATCATGTCTCTGTTGGAGACTATATAATCAAAGGAATCAAGGGAGAATTGTATCCATGTAAGCCGGATATTTTTGAACAGACCTATGAGTTGGTGGTATAATGCCCCGCTATCCATTCCAACCGGATACTTTAGACGCCCTCCCCGAAGAACTGGCCAAACTATACCGCAGTCTGGAAGCAACCCTCCTTGAAGAAATATGCTCCCGGCTGAAACTGGCTGGCGAGTTGAACGAGGTCACGGTGCAGGACATCCGGGCGCTTCGCTCCCACGGCATCAGCCTGGAGGAAATCGAAAAGGCCATCCAACGCACCGCCAACATCAGCCAGCGTGACCTTAAAAAGCTGCTGGACGACGTAGTAGAGCGTAACCAGCGGTACTACCGAGAGGTCATAGACCTTGCGGGGGTGACGGCACCTGAAATGCTTGTGAGTGTCACCGAGATTGCCGCCATCATGGCACAGGCACAGCGGGAGGTTGGAAACCTAACCCGCTCCATGGGATTTCTGGTGGACAATGGGCGGACGATGCTGAAGCCTGCAAAAGCCTATCAATGGGCGCTGGACAATGCGGAGATGCAGATCACGAGCGGGGCCATCTCTTACAATCAGGCCATCAAAAGCGCCGTCAAACAGCTTGCGGACAGCGGTATCAAGATCGTGGATTACGAGAGCGGACACCGAGACCAAATTGACGTGGCTGCCCGTCGTGCAGTGATGACAGGCGTATCCCAGCTCTGTGCCAAGTACACGGAGCAGAGTGCTGAATATCTGGAAACACCTTATTTTGAAGTGTCCGCCCACATCGGGGCACGGGATAAGGGTGTCGGCTGGCAGAACCACAAGTTATGGCAGGGCCGTGTGTACTCTGTCAGAGCCGGAGACAAGTATCCGAACATCTACGAGGTGTGCGGCCTTGGTTATGTGGATGGACTGGAAGGAGCCAACTGCCGTCATATCAGGACTGCATTTGTGGATGGTGTGATGGAGCGCACATACACCGATGAGGAGCTGGCCCACATTGACGACGGCCACGACGTTGACTTTGAGGGTAAGCACTATACAGCCTATGAGGCTACCCAGAAGCAGAGGCAAATCGAGCGGACCGTCCGCAAGCTGAAGCGGGAACAGACGGCATACAAGGCCGCAGGGCTGGAAGAGGACGCTCAATCGGTGACAGCCCGCATTCGGCGGCTAAACGCAGAATATAAGTCGTTCAGCGAGGCGGCGGGGTTGCCGTTGCAGCGGGAGCGGATGAAGGTTACCTATACCGATGTGGCATCTGAGCAAATGGCTTCAGCCCTCAAAATACAGCGCGATGCGGAAGCACCGATCAGGCAGGCAATCCAAAGCGGTGAGTATCCGTTGGGAATCAATCCAGAGAAACAAGCGCGGCATATGGCTGGTATGGCTATACCGGGTAGAAGTGTAATAACGGTTTCTATGGAGGAGTTACAAGCCATCATAAACGCAAAAGCAGGTAGCGGGAAAATCAATTTTACAGATGATTTTAAAAAGTGGAAAAATACAGAAATTATTGATGCCGGGAGAGAGATTGGATATACAATCAATAGAAACGGTGATATAATAATTGCAAGAAGCATCAAAATCCATTATAGCAAAAGCGGAACTCATGGCGTTCCATTTTCGGGAAGGTGGAAAAAATGATAATTGAAAATCCTGAGATTTACTTCGGAAAGAAAATTAAAGTTTTTTCCACAAGCGGGCGCATGACGATTGGGGAGCTCTATGGGTATGATTACGACTTTGACGATGATGGAAATGAGTTTCTGGAGTTCGACGTAGAGAATGAAAACGGTTTGCTGATTGGATTTACGGAAGATGAGATTAAACGCATCGAAATTGTCGGGGGAAGAGAATGACAAAAAAGATCAACGGAAGAATGTGGTACTGCTGCCCGCACTGCGGGAAAGCACTTTTCCCAATCCGGCCAGATACGAAGGTACAAAACATGCCATTCCGATGCAAAGCATGTAAGCACGATATCGAAGTGAATATTGCATAGAGCCAAGAGCCTGTGAGCCAAGAGCCATTGAACCGGTTACGAACTGTAACGGTTTGATGGCTCTTTCTATTTTGCCGAGAGGCGTAAAACCGCAGGGCGACGGCCCTGACAATAAACGGAGGTATTTATGAGCGAACCTATCAATAACCCTACCCCGGCCCCTGCGCCGGAGCCCGCCCCTGAGAAAACCTTCACTCAGGCGGAAGTGGATGCCATGATTGGCAAGCGGCTTGCAAAAGCCATGAAGGGGATGCCCAGCGAGGAAGAACTGACTGCCTACCGCACTTGGCAAACTGGACAGGCTGGTGAGAAAGAACGCTGGGATAAGCTGACCGGCGAGCGGGACACCCTCTCCGGCAAACTGACCGCCGCAGAAAGCGAGCGGGACCAGTTGAAACGGGAACTGTACGTTCTGAAGAAGGGCCTGACCGGCGAGGAAGCGGAGTTTATCGCCTTCAAGGCTGGGAAGATGGTGGACGATAAGACCACATTTGAGCAGGCCGTGGACGCTCTGACCGCTGACCGCAAAAAGACCACTTTTGACTGGACCGCTCCTGTGGGTGGCGGAAGCTCCAAAACAGGAGAAAACGACCTGATGAATGCCCTGATTCGGGGCGCACTGAAATGAAAGGAGAACCTAAATGGCTGTTGATATTATTGATAGAAGTAAACTTTCCGGGCTTATTCCTGAGCCCGTGACCCGTGAGATTATCCAGGGAGCCGTAACGGAGTCCGCCGTGCTGCGGATGGCCAGACGGCTGCCCAACATGACCAGTAAGACCCAGACCCTTAACGTGCTGGACGCACTGCCCACCGCCTACTTTGTGAACGGAGAGGCGACGACTGGAGCGGCTGACTCCAAGGCATCCCTCAAAAAGACCACCAACATGGCGTGGGATAAGAAGAAAATCTACGCCGAGGAGATCGCTGTCATCGTCCCCATCCCAGAGGCAGTGCTGGATGACAGCGACTACGATATCTGGAGCCAGGTACGGCCCCGCCTCCAGGAAGCATTCGGCAAGGTCATCGACGCCGCCATCCTGTACGGCACGGACAAGCCCACATCCTGGCGTGAGGGCTTGGTTCCTTCGGCTACTACTGCAAACGCTGTTGTGACTGCTACCAGCGATATTTTCAAGGACATCATGGGTGAGGGCGGTGTGATCGCCAAAGTGGAGGAGAGCGGCTATATCCCCAACGGTGTGATGGCTGCTATCCAGATGCGGGCCAAGCTGCGCGGCCTGGTGGACAAGAACGGTCAGCCCATTTTCAAGACCGATATGCAGGGTGATACCCGCTACGCGCTGGATGGTATGTCCATGTACTTCCCTGTCAACGGCGCATTTGACCCGGAGGAATCCCTGGCCATTGTGGGCGACTGGAGCCAGTTGGTCTATGCCATCCGGCAGGATATGACCTTCAAGATCTTTGACAGCGGTGTGGTGCAGGACCCCACTACCGGAAACATCCTTTATAACCTGATGCAGAATGACATGGTGGCTCTCCGTGCCGTCATGCGGCTGGGCTGGGAGATCCCCAATCCCATCAACGCCTATAATGCGGGGCTGGAAAATGCTTTCCCTTTTGCTGTCTACGAGCCGGCGGGGGGTTAAGCGCGCGCCTCTCGGGGCTGACGATTGGCGCGCTGACACTAACTCCGTCGTTTGACCCAGATGCGACGGAGTATACAGCCAACACGACAAACGCCACCAACACCATCACCGCAACGCCAGAGGATGACGAGGCGACAGTAACCATCTTGAATGGCGAAACGCCCGTAAGCAATGGCGCGGCGGCTACCTGGGCAGAGGGGGCAAACACAGTTACTATCACAGTGAAAAACGGGGCGGCGCAGAAGGTTTACACCGCTACCGTCACGAAATCAACCTGAAAGAAGGCTCTGTAATGGCTTACGCAGACTATAGGTATTACATAACTACATACCTGGGGACAGCCATTCAGGAGGCCGACTTTCCCCGCCTGTCCCTGCGCGCGAGCTCCTTCCTGGATTACTACACGCAGGGCCGAGCGGCCCGTAATGCTGGCCTTGATGCGCTGAAAATGGCTTGCTGCGCCGTTGCGGAGCAGTATCAGGCCATTGATGCCGCCCAAGCGCTGGCGCAAAAGGCTCTGTCCGCCTCCGTGAAATCCGAGGGAGAACTGCAAAGCCAGAGCGTTGGAAGCTGGTCCAAGACCTACCGAAGCGGCGGGGACAGCGCACAACAGGCCCTGTCCTCCGCCCGGGCGGCGCAAGCCTCCCTTGGGGCTATCGCCCAGCAATATTTAGGGGCTACCGGCCTCCTGTACAGAGGGAGGGGGTGCGGATATGGATATGTTCCCCCATACTGTGACGCTCTATAACATTTCCGAGGACAGCGAATATCACATTACCTCCAATATCACGCTTCTGCAAGGAGTTCTGCTAGACGCTTCGAAAGGAGTTAATGTCAGGACGAGCGGTATCGAGGGAGCGGATGCCGTAAATTTATATATCCCTTTCTCTGTTTCTGCTCTGGATGGAATGAGTGGAAAAAAGAAGCGTTATGTTGGGCCGAAAGAGTACATGGAGTCAGAAAATAAAGATGAGCTCTGGACTCTGGAGCCTGGAAACAAATGCTTTTTTGCGAAAGGCAGGATTTTAAAGCCAGGCAATGACTTTCAGACCATCAACAGAGAAAACGATGATGTGTACCGTGTAACAAAGGTAGATGAGAAGGACTTCGGCGGCGAAATGTCCCACTGGGAAGTGGGTGGAGCCTGATGGTCAAGTTTGATATTCAAGTTGACATCCAGTCTGACGTTCTGGCAGAGCCAGCCAGCAGAGCGGAGCACATCCTGGCGCTTCAAATCAAAAAGGATACAACGCCCTTTGTACCTGCTTTGACCGGCTCATTGTCTACCCGGACAAGGGTGGAAGAAGGAACTGTAATCTATCCAGGTCCATACGCGAGATATCTCTACTACGGAAAATTGATGGTGGACCAGGAAACCGGGAGCAGTTACGCCACGAAGGGCAAGAGCAAGGTCAAGACGGACAAGGATCTGGTGTTTAACCAAGCCATGCACGTTATGGCACAAAGCCATTGGTTTGAGGCTTCTAAGGCACAAAACCTGAAGAGATGGATTGATGTGGCGGATAAGGCGGTGAAAGATGAGCTTAACCGGAAATAAAAGGAAAAGCCCCGTTTCTGGAGAGGAACAGGACAAGGTATCCAGAGCTGTCCTCCAATGCTTGAACCGATATCCGCAAAAGCCAGTGGATAAAATTGAATTTGAATCTCTGGACCCGGACGAGCCAGGTATGGCGCTGTCTGTGATACAGGGAGCCTATAAGGTGGAGGAGTATATCAACGGGTCCTACCTGGCGGAATACCAGTTCAAGATCATCTACCGTCTGCAACCTGACGGGACAGACGGGAGGCTGAAAGCCGACGAGAGCTTGAACCGGATGGCGGATTGGCTGACCCAGCAGACAGAAACCATTGATCTGGGCCAGGGAAAAACAGTGAAGGACTTGGTATGTAACTCCCGCTCCTCCCTGTTTGGACGATACCAGGACATGAGCGAGGACCATCAGATCCTGATGTCCATGACTTACGAAGTCCAGTAAAAACCTATTTGCACCTCGACAACTTCATATTGAGATAGCGGAAATTTTGGTGAAAAGGCCGCTCCCCAAAATAGAGAGCGGCCAAAATCATGATTCGCTTTTTGGAGAGTACCCAGAGCGGGCAAATACGTTCAGCAAGTCCCCATAGATAACGGAGTTACAGTAAAAGCCAAAGGTGAAGCCGAAGTTTGAAACTGGGTCAGAAAGGTGCATATAAGCCATCCCAGCCACTTCCTGTTCAAATTCCTGTGTGGTGCTGCTGATTTGTTCAGAGCCCTTTGCTCTTCCCCCACCCCTGCTCTGTGATACCTCTGATGTTTTTTTGTTTCCGGTTCCCACCAAAGCACCAACTAAGGTCCCGGCCCCTGGGAGGATCGCTGTTCCGACAGCAGCGCCAATTAATCTTCCAGTCCGTTTGTCACGGCCATGGCTCTGTGTGACACTTGAACTTCTGCTTTTTTCATTGTATTTTGTGACACCGGACGTAGTCGTAACGGTTTGATATCTAGGCCCTTCCCACTGAAACTCGGTGATTTTATAATGGCCTTCTATGTCATCAAAATAAATAAAGCCATCGTCGTTGACACGAAGGACCACAAAATGGTCTTTTGGCTTTAAGAAAAAGTTTTGTTTCCCAGATGTTACAGAAAGCTGGACCTGGAGTTCGTTGGACCGTATTTTTCGCACTTCAGCCGCACTTTTGAAAGAATCGAACAACGACATAATATCCCCTCCATTACACAAACTTCTACCCAGAAGATACCATATCATAGAAAAAAAGTCACGAAAAAATTTCCTTGCCCCCTTTATCCCATCAAAGTTCCCGCTATCTCAATATGAGGTGGCGGGGATTTTTATTTAAAAAGGAGAATTTGGTATGGCAACCGAAAAAATCAAACGACCTCTGATCGCGCATTTTTTGGATACATCAAAATCCGCAACATACGAGGATGCCGAATGGTCCCGTATCGGGGTTAACGTGACAGAAGCATCGACTGAGTACAATCCACAGTCTGAAACCAGCCAAGATATTATTTCGGATTCTGCGTCCACAGAGATCACGGGATATCAGCCGACTATGCCAGTCAGTCAACAGTGTACTAAGGGAGATCCTGTATTTGAACTAGTTACAGAACTTCGCCGCAAGCGGGCTACTCTGGCGGAGTCGAATTCCTGGCTTCTGAATGTAGACCTGTGGGACGTGACCGGAGAAGACGTAAGCGCCACCTATAAGGCAGAGGTACAGAAGGTATCCATTCAAGTGGACACATATGGTGGAGCTGGCGGTGAGGCTCCTGTTCAGGAGTACACCTTGAATTTTATCGGAGATCCCATTCCTGGTACCGTCAAGATTACAAGCGGAGATCCGGTATTTACTGCTGATTCCGCCGTTGTGTAAGGAGGAGACTAGATGGAGAACAAGATAAGAGTCGCCTCCGGTGTAAAGAAAATCGAGGTAAATGACGATGGGGAGTTTATCTCGTTCCCCGTTTCCGATGACAACTTCGTTGTCCGCTTCTATCACCTGATGGATGGGATCGGGGAGCGGGCCAAGGAGATCGGGAGCGAAATTCCGGAAGATATTACTGGAAAGATCGAGGCGATGGAAAAGGTCGTCGCGGTGGAGAAGGAAACAAAGCGGGAAGTGGACGAGCTTTTTGGGGATGGCACCTGCCGAAAGGTATTTGGCGATATCCTTCCGAGCATGGACTTGTTTGTGGAGTTTTTTGGATCACTGCTTCCGTTCTTTGAGGAGTACAAGCAGGACCGAATGAGAAGGATGGGGAAATATGGGGCAGAGCGCACAGGCTCCAGCCTTTAATATCCTGCTGGACAGGCTGCCAGATAGTTACCAAGGGTGGCTAATCCGCACAGATTACCGGATTGGGATACAGATCGCTCTCTGCCTGCAGGACGAGGAGCTTACCCAGGAGGAACGTGTTACGGAGGCTGTTTATCTTCTGTTTGGAAATGGACAGCCCCCCCTCCAAACAGCAATGGATGGTATTGCGTGGTTTTTACAATGTGGACAGCCAAAGCGGGAGGATGTTCCGGCGACTACCTCCTCACAACGGTTCTGGTTCGACTTTGACCACGCCAGAATATGCGCTTCGTTCCAAAAAACGTTTGGGGTGAAATTGCACAGGGAGAATCTACATTGGTTTGAGTTTATGTCCATGCTGGATTGTGTGGATGAAGATTCTTCCCTATCCAATGCCATCCAGCTCCGTGGAACGGACACCTCCAAAATGAAGGGAAAGCAGAAGCGGGATACAGAGCGGGCCAAACGGCTGCTGACACCGCCAGTCCATTATTCTGAGAGCGAGCAGGAAGCGATAGACGAGTTTTTCTCCAAGATAAAATGAACTGCCAGAACGAGGTGAGGACCAATGGCAGATAGATATGATGGCAGTGTACGCATCAAGGCGGAAGCTGACACTACCCCGGCGGAAAAACAACTTAAAAAGCTTCAGGAGAAGTTGGTCAAACAGACAGAACAGGTGGACAAGCAGGCCGCCGCTGTCAGAAAGCTGAAAGAGCAATACGACCAATTGTCCGCTGGAAAAACGGCCCCGAAAGGGGTGAGCCAGATGGAGCGGGATCTGAAAAAGGCCCAGGCGGAGGCCGCCAGGCTTGATGCTGAGTTTCAGAAGATCAACACCATGGCTGAATTTGACCGGCAGGCATATGGAAAGGTGGACCCAGGTCGGGAAAAGGAATTGAGCGAGGTCGCCCAGCGGCTGGCCCAGGCGGATGCCAATGTGGATGAGTTGAGCCGGAAGCTGGAGCGGCTTCGGGTGAACCCGTCGGCATCCGAGGACGCAAAACGTCTGGAGGAGAGTTTAAGAGCGGCGGAAAAAAGGCTGGAGGAGCTACAAGCTGCCGCCGCAAGCACCAAGAGCCAGATATCCGACTTGAGCGCACAGACCACGGGAGGCTTTGCCAAAGCGGGAACCCGTTTGAAATCTTTTGCGAAACAGTTGGGCAGTGGAGTGACAGGAGCAGCCAAAAAAGCCGGACAGGCAGCCGGATGGCTGAAAGAAAAAATAACTGCTCTTGGCCGGGAAAAGGGCTTTGATAAGGCCGGAAAATCGGCACAACGATTTTCCACACGCCTAAAATCTATCGTGGCCGGAGCCCTGTTTTTTAATATCATCAGCCGGGGGCTAACGGCGCTGACGCAGCAAATCGGGAAATATCTGACTGCAAACCAGCGGTTTTCTGACGCTCTATCCGGCATTAAAAGCAATTTGCTAACAGCATTTCAGCCAATCTATGACACAGTTATGCCAGCTCTAAACACGCTGATGGAAGGTTTGGAGCGTGTCACGGCACAGATGGCGGCCTTTATCGCCTACGTCTTCGGCACAACGGCCCAGCAGGCGCAGGAGAACGCCGACGCTCTGTATGACCAGGCCAACGCCACTGAGGAAGTTGGAAAAGAGGCAAAGAAGGCGGAAAAATATCTGGCCTCCTTTGATACCGTTGAAAGGATCGGAAAAGAGGAGGCTGGCAGCGGGAATACCGTGTCCGGGCCAAAATTTGACACAGATTTCTCCAAGGTGGAACTACCCCAATGGTTAAAGGATTTTTGGAAGGTATTTCAAGATAGCTGGGAGCAGTACGGCGCAACCACTCTACAGGCTTTTCGAGACGCTCTGTCTTCCATTGGCGAGCTGCTTTCCGCAATCGGCGCTTCCTTTATGCAGGTTTGGACAGGGCCTTGACTTTCTGAATCTCATTCAGCAGGGCCTACAAGTCATTTTGGGCATCGTAGGGGATATCGCCTCCGCCGTTATGGCCGCATGGAACAGCGGGACCGGGCAGGCGGTATTGGACGCCCTGTTCTATATGCTCAATTCGATTTGGAAGCTGATCATTAGTGTCGGGCAGTCTTTCCGGGAAGCCTGGAATGATGGAAGCGGGGTGGAAATATGCAATACGATCCTAGACATTATTCGAAACATCTTCGAGATTGTTGGAAATCTGGCAAACCGGATCAGAGAGGCGTGGGAAGAAAATAACAACGGAGTGGCCATCTGGAGTGCGATCCTAGACATTGTCCAGGATATCCTAGACTCCTTTGACGAAATCACAGCAGCTACATCGGAATGGGCAACACAACTAGACCTGACTGGAATCGTAGAAGGGGTCAGGTCATTTTTAGAAGCATTGGAGCCTCTGATTGATTTGCTTCTTGGTGGTTTTAGCTGGGCATGGGAAAACATTTTACTTCCGCTGGCAAATTGGGTCATAGAAGATGCTGCGCCTGCGGCCATCAATGTACTTACTGAAGCAATTAAGGGGCTTTTCGATGTTCTTCAAGAGTTGCAGCCTATTTTCATGAATATATGGGAGATCGTGCGCCCCGTAGCGGAGTTCCTTGGAAAAGCCTTTGTGCAACACCTGGTTGCCTTAGCCGGTGGAATTGAGATTATCTGTACCGCAATCGCTGCATTCCTAGATTTGTTAAATCAGCTTGCTGACTTGGCTTTTCAGTTTGGACAATGGGTTGGTGGAGGCATATCTAGCCTGCTTGGAATTGGGAGTGGAAAAAACGCCCGTACAGCAGCTATTTATACACAACGGGATATCATGAGTGCATATCCCCACCTAGCCTCTGGCGCTGTAATCTCTCCTAATAGTGAGTTTCTGGCGGTGCTTGGAGATCAGCGTAGCGGAACGAACATCGAAACGCCTTTGGCGACGATGAAACAGGCATTTATGGAGGCCATCTCCGAGATGGGAGGAGTTGGGGGAGAAACGGCGGTCAACATAACTTTTGACGGGTCGCTCGCACAGCTTGCTAGAATTTTGGAACCAAAAATCAGTGTTGAGAGCGCCAGAAAGGGCCCGTCCCTGGTAAGCGGAGGTGTGTTCTGATGGCGGGTCTGTTTACTGTAAGGTTCGGGTCCCGGCAGGAGGGCTGACACGGAGCTTCCAGGTCCTGGACGGGAAAAACGCCGGACGGCTCCTGTCCGGGACCATGGAACGGGATATCATCGGGACGTTCTACAACTATCAACTACAGATTGAGCGGGAGGGGGCGAGCCTTGAGGAGTACGACCAGCTCTATGAAGTCATCTCCGCTCCAACTAGCTTCCACTCTGTCACCTTCCCATACGGACAGAGTACGCTAACTTTCCAAGCGTATGTCACGGAAGGGAGCGACAACCTGCTGCGTCAGTCTGGCGGAAAAAATTATTGGACAGGATTAACCATCAAGTTTGTGGCTAAGAGCCCGGAAAGGACATGAGATGGGGAATAACAAGATTAGATATCTGGATCATGTCTTTGGGGAAGAAGATGACATCAAAAAGGGAAACTGTTATTTGGTCGGTACACTGTTGGGAGATTCTTTGTCCATTAACACCCTGGAATTTGACGTGGAGAGTGACGATTCCACACTAACACAGTTCAAACGAAATGACCCGGTTATCTATGAGCACAATGGAAAACAGATCGGCATTTTCTATGTGCAGAACATCGAGCGGATTGGCGCTACTACATACTCCTTTTCGGCTGTTTCCGCCTTGGGCATTTTGGCTGAAGGAAAGCACTACGGCGGGATATACACGGGTCAGACAGTTGCCGAAATCCTCCCAGATATCTGCGGGACCGTGCCCTATGAAATCAAAACCAATCTGACGGAAATCAAGCTGTATGGGTGGCTGCCCATTGCATCGCCTAGGGATAATTTGGCACAGGTGCTGTTTGCCATAGGAGCCGTGATAAAGACTGATTTAGGCGGGGTGCTGCGTATAGAAAGCTTATGGGATGGGATATCCGGTGAGTTGACGCAGAACCAGATGTACGAGGGACCGTCCGTTAAGTATGATTCCGCTGTAACCCAGGTGGTAGTCACAGAGCACCAATATGTGGAGGGCGGAGAGGAAACCAAGCTGTTTGAAGGAACTGCCCAGCAAGGGGATATTATCACATTTAATAGCCCGATGTATGAGTTAATTGCTGATGGCTTCTCTATCTTGGAGAGCGGGGCCAACTACGCAAAGGTTTCTGGCGGCTCTGGCACGCTGAAAGGGAGGGCGTATATCCATAATACCAGAGAGGTGGTAAGGGATGTATCTGAGGCGGCAGAGCCTAACATTAAAACGGTGAAAGACGCAACACTGGTTAGTCTGGTAAATTCAACGGCGGTAGCGGAGCGGCTGGCTAATTATTTCCAATGGACCGAAACAATACAGGCTCCTATTGTATACCAAGGAGAGGTGCCGGGTAACCGTGTTGCGACATGGCATCCTTATGACAAAACGAGAGTCACCGCCTGCCTAGAATCCGCTGACATCAACCTGTCCAACACGTTGAAAGCGGATGAAACGTTGCTGGTTGGATTTGTGCCGCCGAAATTCGAGCAGGTAGTAACATATGATGAGCATGAAGTGCTGACAGGCTCTGGAACCTGGACAGTCCCGGAGGGCGTTACACAGGTAGTAGTGGTCTTGATTGGAGGCGGCGGAGCCGGTGGGAATGGGAATGATGGTACAGGCGATTTTTATGGTGGATTTGGAACCGACAAATATGACACACAAACTATTTCCATTTATACATCTGATTCCGCTGGACAAACGAAAACCGGGAACGCTAGCATCACGGCAACTGGAAGCACAACAGAAGCGGGCACTGGTGGTACGGGAGGAAGCGCCGGATCTCCCGGAAAGGTTTATCAAAAGACAATCGAGGTTTCAGCGGGAGAAACTATCTCCTATATTTG